TTCTATCGCCACGTTTAAGTTTTGATCGTTTACCAGATTTTAATTTATCAAATGTAGCACCAACGCCATGAATATGAAAATCTTTCATATCAAATCCAGATGCTCTTAATGCTGCATCTGTTAATTCATTGCATACATATCCAATGTTACCTAAACTTCTTAGAATATATGGTTTACCAAGCTGTGTAACACCCCAAGCAAGAGCTCGCTCTGCATAAGTACCACGAATTAAATCACGGCCTTCTTGATTTGCAGCATTTTGTAATGCTTCATCATACCATTTTTTACGCTGTTCAAATGCATTTTTATATTTACCACTCTTGCCATGTAATAAAAGATTATATACAAACCCTGAAAATGGACCTGCAAAACTTAAAATCTTTTTAATAGTTTCAGGATCATCACCTGGTACTGAACCACCTATATTAGCTATAGAATGTGAACCAGCTGTAGTTGATTGTGTACTACCAGAAATCTTCATTAGCATACTAGATAAACTATCTGCTGAACTACCTGAAAGCAATGCAGTTAATATATTTGCTCTTTCATTTGTTGTAAGTTTATTAAGTATTTTAAATAGCTGACCTGGCTTTTCTAATGGTAATACAGCTTCTTTTCCATCTTCACCAATTAAAGCAGTTGTTGGACTAGTATATAAACCGCCAAGAGCGTTTGGTTTTACATTTATATCAACAGGTTTATTTTCTCTGGCTTTCTCCCATTTAATAGCTTCATCTTCGCCCTTAGCCATTTTTATAACTTCTTTTGTTAAATCTTTAAGGGCTTCTTCTGACATACCAGCACCAAGATTTGATGCTTTAACAAATTTTTCAATAGTATCAGCATTAGATATTTTTAAATCATCTAATGATTCATGCATTACACCATTTGTCAATGAGTCTAATGCTTGTTTTTTCAAAAATGCATCTACTTTATCACGAGATTCAGCTGCTGCGAGTTCAACGGCTTCACTTGTATCAAACCAACCATCACCTCTAACATCAGCTGATATTCTCTTTATGGCAGCTTCTAAAGACTCACCTTCATTTATTTTAAATTCACCACCAGCTAATCCAGTTAAAGCTTGACGATAATCAATATTTTGTTTTTGAGCTGCTTCTATTTGTGAATTTAGCATCTCAATTTCACGATCAGTACCGCCACGGCTTTTTAAGTCTTTTAGTTGTTCTTGTAATGCTGTGATCTCTTTATCAGAATTATTTAATAGACTGCCGATTTGACTCATTGCTTCAGCATTATTTGCAAAACCTTCATTTTTGTCATTAAACTTATTAACAAGATCTTGCATCTGTGCATCTTTAGCAAAGTTTAAATCGCTTCTTGTTTGTGCTAAAGCTTTATTAAGTTCTTCTATTCTAAGTGGGTCTTTCTCAGTTTTAAGTGCATCTTCTAATTCTTTTGCGCCTTTTTCTAAGTCTTCAACATTAGCAATATGAATTCTAGTATTATTTAATGCTTCTTTGCCATCAGCAATAGCACTTGCAATAGCACCGACACCTAAACCAACTACAGCACCAATTGCAGTACCAACAATTGGAACAGCTGAACCAATAGCTGCACCTGCGGCCATACCACCAAATGTACCAATGGCACCAGCTGTAGCAGCTGCGACTTTACCATTTTTTGTACTTTGATTTATACCCTCTTCCATCTTCTTAAAAGCAGCAGATGAGGATTCTACAGCAAGCGATTCGGCTTCCCATGTAAATGCATCATATAAATCAACAGCTGAATCTGCAGCAGCAATTGCGATACCAGCAACTGGAATTGCTTTAGCACCAACTTTTGCGGCACCGCCTGCAATTTTGGAACCAGCTTTTCCTAATTTTGAAAGTTTGCCTAATTTACCTTTACCTTTGCCGGCTTTAGATTTACCTTTTTTCTTACTCTTTTTCTTTTTTTTCTTTTTATCAGGTTCATCAATATCATCGACATCTAATAAATCTTCAAGACCATCTCCACCGGCAATTCCACCACCAACTCCAAGTAAACCTACAATTTTACCAAGCGGCCCACCTAGTTTATTACCAAGACCACCTATTAAACTTGTTATTTTACTAGTAAATCCACCTAAAAATTTACCAGCTACAAGTGATCCTAATAAACCAATAACTATCTTAAATCCAGTACCTGTTATTTTTGCAATATCTACACCTTCACCAAACCATTCATCAAGCGTATTAGCTAATGGACCTGTGACTTTACCAAGAGTTTTATTAAATACATTTTCAAATAAATTTGGTAACTTACCTTCAGCTGTATTAGTTTCATTAGCCTTTTCAATCTGCTTATCTGTATATAATTCTTTTCTAATATTATGCCCATTTTCCTCTGCTTCTTTTGCACGGGCTGCAAAGTTAGATAAAACGTCACCAGCAGATGTAACGTAACTTGATGAAGCTATAATATTATCAAAGAATTTTTCTATGTTATCAGCATTTCCGCCTACTGCAGCAAGTGCTTCAATACCTTGTGGTAGTTTACCACTAGCTTGTAATGCAGGATTTTGTTTTGTGGCATATGCCATAACAATTTGTGACACTTCTTCAGAGTTTAGTACTCCACCAGCACGAGCTTCAAGTTGTTTAACTAATGGTGTAAGTGTTGCAATAGCTTTATCAGTACCACCAAATGTAGCACGCTGATTTGCATCTAATGATGATAAAACATTGCCCAATGATTTTGCTATTTGATTATCACCAAGTGAATTAGCAAGATTCTTCATTGAATCATAAGATGATACTTTTGCTAACTCATAAGCTTTATCAGCATCCATATTTCTACGGCGCATTGCCATATAACCAGCAAGTTCTTCTTTAGACATCCTAGTGACATCTTTACCAGCAGATATTAAATCGGTTATATAGTCTTTAGCTTGCTCATTGCTTATATTAAGCTTTGCAAAATCTTCAGCTAAAATGCCTTTCATAGAAATTGCAAGGTTTTGAATTTGATTCTTCTGATCATGTGTTAAATTAGCTCTACGCATTGTAGCAGCTAGATCTGTTTGTGTTTTAAGGGCTTTATTTAAATTTTCTTTTAAGAAGCCGGTTAATCCTTCTAATGCAGACATAAGACCTTCGCGCAACATCTTATTAAAGACATTACCTTTTTTAATCTCGCCATACATGGCTGCATTAGTAGCACGAGATTTACGATTTGCTGCATCAGATGCTAAATTATTTTTACGATCTTCTTTACGATTATCGTTATTTTGTTTACTTTGTGCCTCTCTTAGAGATTCAACTTCATCTTCTAATGATGTTATAATAGAACTTTGGCGTGATATGGCTTCTAAAATGCCTTTAAGCGCATTATTACCAAATGCTGATACAGTTACATCAGTGCTACCCCTTGTAGCAGCACTTTCAAAGTTCATATTGCGTAAAGACTCATTCAAATTAGCCATTTTAACACCTCTAAGATATAAAAATAAAGTCCATACATCAATTGATATATGGACTTAGCTACTTATTATAAGTAAGATATATTATAGACTATACAAAAACATCAAAGTATCTGTTTAAGAATAACTTTAAATCATCATTAGACTTTTTGTCTATTGAATATGTTTTTAAGCATCTTAAAAATTGTATAACAGGAATAAATGAATATTCGTCTTTAACTTTTAAGAATACTTTATAATCATCATTTGTATTGTCTGATGAATCAAGTACAATCAAACCAGGTCTTACAACTGAAATTAAATTGTAATTATAATCTAATACATTTTCTAAAGAAGCTGCAAGCTGAATATCTTTATTTGATTCAAAATGTGGATTCTTAATGGTAACTAAATTTGAAACTTTTTCAAACCAATCATTTAAATCATTTTCATTATATGGATAAGATATATCGTCAGACTTAGCAACAAAGTCTGCAATACCTAAATCAGTATAAACTACAAAATGATAATATGTATAGCTATCAACAACCTTCTGTGTAACATCTTCAGTTGCAGCTTTTGTTAAAGTTGGATTGTTATTATCGCTTTCAATTAATGTTACATCTTCTAAAACAATATTATTTTTTACAGATTCATTTGCTGCAATAAATGATCTACTATAAGAATAATCGCTTACTAGTTGTCGAACACTTAATACATTGTGCTTACTTTTAAAATATTGTAATGAACATAAAAATGTTTTATTTAACTGAAGAGTTGTAATTTCTTTTATAGGTGTACTAGCTTTTATATATTTATGTTCACCTGAAAGATCCATATAATGAAAATACTGTGTATCACAGTCATCATGTGAAAACCATGGCAATATATCTGCATCAGCTAAATCAGAATCTTGAGCATAGTTATTTAAATCATTTACTGTAACACCATTGCTATTTGCATCATCCAATAGCTGTTTATATGTATTAACTAAGGTGGTGTTTGTATTATCAGTTGACATTGCAAAGCGACTTGCAAGTGACTTATTTTTATCTGTATTAACTGGCTTTTCAGTTTTTGCTTCAGCTTGTTTACTAGATTTATTTATTTCAGTATTACGAAGTTTGGTTAAAATATCAGTAAGTCCTTCGTCTATAAGAATTCCATTTACTATTGACATACTTAAAATAAAGCTCCATTACATAAGTCTAAAGAAATAAAACATTCGCTGATAGAATCTCTCTATAGTTTCATTATTTCGAATAATATCTTGTCTAACAATTTTTTCATTCTTAAGAAGATATATCTTGTAATAAGCAACTTTATTTTCTACGTAAAATTGCCATGTGTAATTCTTATAAAATGATATATATGCACTTTTATATCTTCCATCAGTGAAAATAATTTTTACACGCTTATGAAACCTAGTATAAATCATGCTTTGTATACATAGCATAATATCACTAAGCTTAGTGATAAAGTCTTTATTTGTCATAATAACACCTGCGATTAATAAATATAATTAAATATGTTATTTTGATATTCTGTGACAATTATACATAAAGACTGGATAATATAATAAAACCCCATGCATAATATATACATGGGGTTTTAACTTATTTAATTAAATTATTAAAGAACGCCCTCGGCTTCAAGAGTTGTTGCTGTAGAATATACTGCAAATGTTAAATCAAAGATTTCAGCTGACTGATAGAATCTCAAATTGATTATACCATTGATGGTACGATTTGCAATCTCTTCACGAGATGTTGTATCTTCACCCATCTTAACACTATATTCAGCAAGTGCGTTAACAGATTTATATGGCTCAAGAATATACATACTAACATAATTCTTCCACTGATCCCAAAGAATCTGGCTGTTAATTAAGAATTTAAGTGTTTCAGTATATTCATCAACTTGGCTACGAATACGAACTAATGTACGTGCAATATGTGCAGCATTAAGATCTGTATAAGCGGCATTTAATGTTTCATTACCATAAATCTGAATACCTCTTGTACCAGTATCATAAATTGGATTTATTCTACACTGTACTAATTGATCGCGTTCAGCTTTTGTTTTTGGATTTACTGTTATAGTACATGTTTCAGGAAGTGTACCATATTGATCACCAGCAACTGGGAGATGTACACCACGTTCACGATATGAAGTGAGAACATTATTAATTACTAAGTTTGCTGGGGCTGTTAAAACTTTAACAGATTTAGCAAGGCCGCTTTCAATCTTTGTGCATGTCTGCATTAACCAAGAGAAGTAAATTTCAAGATAGAAGCTCTGAATTGAATAATCTACAGTATTTGAAACACCATATTCCCATAAATCAGAGTAACGACCCTGTGAAGTTACCCAATCGCATGCATCATCAAGTGTAAATGCAGTTTGATTTTCACGATCTGGATAATAAGGTGTTGAAAGAATAACTGTACAATCCTTGCGCTCACATGCAATCTGTTTTAGATTATAATGAAGTGCTCTACGATCTTCTGAGCTTGGTAGATAAACTTCACCTGGTTTAAGTAGATCATACTGTTTAGCTTTATAAGTTTCATCATTACTATCATCAGGTTTATCAGCATCTTCGAGATCACGTGAAACTGGTGCAGTTAAGTCGGCCATTAAGCAACCAACATATTTCTTAGCTTTAAACTGTTCTAATGCATCAATATAATCTTGCATTGAAACTTTAAACTTTGGCTGGCAGTCGATAATGTATGGTTCTAAATCTTTAGGAACTTTTAAAGTTTTCTGTGGTGTGCCAACATGTGCATCCATGATTGCTTTTACAATTGAATTAGCACCACGTTCTTTCTTAATACAAGCACCTTCAGTTGATGGATCAATAAGTTCAAATCTAACAATTGTACCTAATGATGAATTTAAATTATTAACTAATGACTGATTTGTAGTTGTATCTTCTAGTTTTACACGAGCTTTACCAAGTGTATTTGTACCATCAGCATTTAGAACTTCAACATTTAGATAATAAACATGGAGTGAATATGGTTTAGTCTGTGAAATATATGTTTTAAATGTTAAATCTTCAGCCATTGAAGAATAACCAATAACTGCATGTGAACCTCTTGTTACACCTTGAACAGGAATATCGGCGCCACTAAAATTCCAATCTTCATCTGTCCAATCACCTTCGTGCGGTATAGCAAGACGTGGTGTTGCAGTTATTACAAGTATACCTGATGTATAAGTATATTCAATAGATACATCATCAGCACTACATGCAGATTTAAGATCAGCTTTAAGCTTTTTAACAGTGCTTTCTAATAATATATATTCATTATTTAATTGTGTTGTACTTTCAAGTGTAATAGCACCTGTTTCCGGATTTACAAGTAGCACATCTTGTGTTTCACTATTTTTATCATGATCATATGTTACTGGCTTTAATGTAATAG